CAACGGGAACGTCTGTCACCACAATAACTGGAAACAGTTCTTTCACTGAACTTGCATCTACCAAAACTGTAGCCCACACTGTTAGCATAAGTTCCAACCTTGGCACTATCGACACTTGGAGCATCACAGGCACAGCAGGGAATGTCGTTACGGTAGACAGTTCTAACGCAGGAACTCGCCGCTCATTCAGCCTGACCAACGTCACCACTGGCATTGACTATCTGAGCGTCAAGGACATTGGCGTAAACCAAGCAAACCGCTTTTATGTCGGTGTAAACTCAACGGACGGCGGCAATAACTTAAACGTGATATTCACGGCTGCGCCAGTGGGTGGAAACACTGGTGCATTTTTCCTTGTTTTGTAGTAAGGATCGGGCATGATTGTTCATTACTGGTACACCAACCTTCGCGGTAGCTTCGACGATGAACAGTTGACGTTGTTGACGCCATTGACCGTTGGGCCTATTGTGCCGTATAGGGTGTGGGCATGACAACAAGCAATACATACGACTTTGGATCTTCTGAGCAGATCGATATTATCACTGAGGCGTTCGAGCGTGTCGGTCGTAATCCCGCATCTCTGTCGTCTCAAGATGTTGAGAGCGCCCGCCGGTCTATTAATTACCTCTTCTCGGACTGGTCGAACGATGGGCCGAATCTGTGGGAAGTAGATCTCGTCGTTCTTCCTCTGCTTGCCGGAGTGCAGAGCTATACGCTGGATGTTCAGACTGTGTCAATCCTTCAGGTATACACTCGCGTTACAACCGGCGGCACAAACAACGATATTCTAATTCAGCCAATTAGCCGCAGCGAATACGCTGCTATTCCAAACAAGGCTCAGGAAGGCCCTCGTCCGTTCCAGTATTACTTCCAGCGCACCTCTATCCCAACCCTGTTTCTGTGGCAGGTTCCTCGTGATAACAGCGTGACCCTGCGATACTACCGCATGAAGATCCAGCAGGACGCAGGCGCGATGACCGATTCGCTCGACGCACCGAACCGCTGGATGGAAGCTATTGCAGCTGGCCTCGCCGCCAAGCTGGCTACGAAGTTCGCTCCTGACCGCCTTGCATTCCTTCGTGGGGAAGCGGATGTCTCGTATGTTCGGGCCAAGGCTGAAGACCGCGAAAAGGTTCCGCTGCGCCTCACCATTGATCCGTGGAGCTACTGATGCAATATGCTTTTGGACGCGGCAAAAAAAATAGGAACTACCCCACTTTCGACAGGAAGTCTCCGCACGGCCTTGCGATTTGCGACGGCTGTGGATTCATGGTTCAGCACACCGAACTTCGTGAGAAGAAAGATTATCGTGGGGGAAGCGTCCCTGTTGGCCTGAGCCTGCGCGTTTGCGGTTCATGTGATGATATTCCACAGCCATATTACAGTCGCCTCTTGCTTCGACCAGATCCTATTCCGTTAATGAACCCGCGCCCTGACACACAGGATGCCGCGACAAATGCGCAGACCGCTGCAGCCGATATTGAATCAGATTACCTCAACATTTTATACGGATTAGCATAATGGCAAACGTAAAAATTACAGAACTTCCCGCCGTATCAGCAACTCCTTTAAGCGGCACAGAAGTTCTTGAAATCGTGCAGTCGGGTATCAGCAGCAAAGTTACTGCAAGCAAACTCGCGGCAGCCTTTTCGACAGACGCTGCCAACATCCTACCAGTCGCCAATGGAGGCACAGGCAGGGCAACCCTGACCGGATACGTTAAAGGCTCTGGCACAACCGGATTTACGGCCTCTGCGACTATTCCGGTGGCTGACATTACGGGTACTGCTACTGTTGCTCAGGGCGGCACAGGGGCAGCAACACTTACAGGTTACGTTAAGGGAACTGGCACTACAGCCATGACTGCATCTGCGACTATTCCTTGGGCTGACATAGCTAACAAACCGACGAACTACGGCGCATTTTTCGATTCAACTAACCAGACGGCAGCAATTAACACTGCTACGGCTATGCTGTTCGACAGCACGACCTTGGTGGGCGGCGTTACTATGGTGAGCGGATCGCGAATAACTGTACCAGCGGCGGGTGTATACAATTTCCAATTCAGCGCTCAGCTTGTCAACTCATCCGCAGCAGACGTTCCTGTCAGTATCTGGGTACGCAAGAACGGCACGACCAATATACCCGATAGCTGTGGAGACGTTTCAGTTCCGGCAAAACAAGGCTCACTTAATGGCTACAATTTGGCCGCATGGAATTACATGGAAAGTTTGGCAGCTGGGGATTACCTACAATTAATGTGGTCAACGCCCAGTGCCAGCGTGCTGATTGAAATCATTGGAAGCCGCACCACCCCAACACGACCTGGGGCTCCATCCGTAATCCTTACAGTGGAACAGGTTGCATAATGATTGAGCAACTCATCAGCCGCGTCTTCTACGCCCGCAACCTCGCTCACTTTGCTCATTGGCGGGCCAAGGGCGACGGTAGCTTTGCCAAGCATATGGCTCTGGGCTCGTTCTATGATGACGTGATTGATGCAATTGATCCGCTGGTTGAGGCTTATCAGGGTGCTTATGAGCTGATTGGGGCAATACCCGTTCCCGGAGAAATGGAAAAAGATATTCTGAAGTGCCTTGAATCCGATGCGGCTTGGATTGAGAACAATCATGAAAAGATCTGCAAAGGCAACAGGGCTGTTGCAAACCTAATTGATACGCTGACTAGTGTTTATCTCTCAGCTATTTATAAACTTAGAAACCTTCAGTAATCGGAGCCTAGTTGGTGGACTACCAAATTCTCTTTAACATTGCATTTTCTGCAGCTGGCTTCCTTGGTGGGTGGGTGTTGAATAATATGACCAAAGCAATTGATAGGCTAGATAAGGATCTGCGGGATATGCCGCACACCTATATCACTAGAGACAGCTTCAAAGATATGCGTGACGAAATGCGCGGCAGCTTTGACAAGATTGACAAAACATTGGGTACAATCTTCAGTCGCCTTGAGCGCAAAGAGGATAAAAACTAATGTCCATCACCCTTGGTGCCCGTTCATTATCTCGACTTGAAGGAGTGCATTTAGATCTCGTGCGCGTTGTTAAGAAAGCTGCGGCCATTTCTGATCTGGACTTCACGGTGCTAGAGGGCGTTCGCACTGTAGACCGTCAGAAAGAGCTTAAAAAGCAAGGTGCTACTAAGACATTAAACTCCCGCCATATAACAGGGCACGCCGTTGATCTGGCTCCCATGCTAGGCGGAAAAATATCTTGGGACTGGCCGCTTTACCATAGGCTTGCCAAGATTGTGAAGACCGCTGCTGCGGTTGAAAAAGTACCGCTCCAGTGGGGCGGCGATTGGCGGACGTTCAAGGATGGCCCACATTGGGAATTACCTTGGAAGTCTTATCCGAAAGGGAAGTAACATGAAGATCGTATCTTGGTTAGTAGGCCGACTGAAAGAGCCTAGCACTTACGCAGGTTTTTCTGGCATTGCATTGGCGCTTGGCTTGACGGCAGAAGAGTGGAGTACCGTTTACACGGCAGTCGCTGCTCTGGCTGGCGTTGCGGCCATGTTCCTGTCTGAGGCACCCGCAGAGGTTGCAGAGTAATGAAGTTCTTGACGGCCCTACTGGGTATCATCAACAAGCTCTTAGGGCTTTGGGATGAAAACCGTTGGAAGCGGCGGGGCCGTCAGGAAACCATTAAGGAGATGAACGATGCCATTAACAGGCAAATCGAACTGGGTGAGGCTGCTGTCGTTACCCCTGATCCTGAGCGCAGCGAACGGCTGCGCAACCGTTTCGACCGCTCCCGTAAATAGTTACTGCGCTATTGCCAAGCCTATTTCTTACGACGCGACGCAAGATACACCTGAAACGGTAGCCGAAGTAGAGTCGCACAACAGCCGATTTTTGTGCGTCTGCGAGAACGATTGTCCTAACAACCTTTCTAGTGCAGAGAGTATAAAAAACTGATATAGGGGCGCATTATGCCAACTGCTATGACGTACAACAGCTTACTCAACGACCTCAGGGCATACCTTGAGCGCGGAGCTACGTTGGCGACCGACCCTACGGTGTATGAGCAACTTCCGCAGCTGGTTAATATGGCCGAGCGCAGGCTTGCTCGTGAACTCAAGGTTCAAGGTACAATCAATGTCGTGAACTCTGTCTTCAATATAGGCGACTCAGTTTATGCAAAGCCTGATCGGTGGCGCGAAACCGTTAGTATGTTTGTTGGAACTGGAACTGGCAATAACACGCGAGTCGAAATTTTCCCCCGGTCATACGAATATATCCGTCTATATAACCCAAACCCGACTAACACCGGGACGCCGCGCTTCTATGCGGATTACGACTATAGCCATTGGCTAATCTCTCCAACGCCAAGTGCGGCATTTCCGTATGAGATTTTGTATTACGAACTTCCGCCATTGCTGGACGATACAACACAGACGAACTGGTTCACTGAGTTCGCGCCAAACATTTTGCTTTATGCCTCACTCCTTGAAGCTACGCCGTTCTTGAAAAACGATGAGCGCATTCAAGTTTGGGAAAGTTTTTACAACCGCGCTCTTGCGGCCCTCAATGGCGAGGATATACGTCAGATTGAGGATCGCGGCATCACTCGCAGGGAAGATTGATTATGACGTTTACTGAAGTTTTTGGCGGCACAACAATCTATCCTTCAGGCGTAAGCTATCGGGCAATTGATCTGTCTACAAACCAGACATTAGCTTGGCCCACTGAGGTTGCAACTAACTCAAATGTTGTTGCGCAGATCATGGACGTTACGCCGTCCGCTGGTTCTTTGATTATTCTCATGCCGCCTGCCGATGAGGCGTCTGTTGGTCAGACAACTTTGTTTTTCAATGCTGGATCATTCACCTTCACGGTAGCAGACAATGACGGTAATACGATTGTCTCTATACCAACAGGTCTATCTTATCAGGTATACCTGATTGACAATAGCACGCCAAATGGTACTTGGCGTTCCACGCAATATGCTGCTGGAACATCTTCCGCAACTGCCGGATCTTTGGTTGGTGCAGGGATAAAGGCCATTGGTACATCTTTGAATCAGTCAATGGCTGTTACAACGCTGAACTCAAATTATCCTATAGGTGATGCTGATCGATCAGAGGCGTTCGTGTGGACTGGCGGGGCTGGTACGCTTACTCTTCCGTCCGCTACTACCGTTGGTAGTGATTGGTTTTGCCAAGTAAGGAATAGTGGAACAGGAGCTGTTTCGTTAACTGCTACTGGTATCGAGAATATCAATGGCGCCGGATCTCTTGCATTCAATCCCGGCGATAGCGCGATTATCATTTGCGACGGCAATAATTTCTTCACCATTGGCTTTGGTCAATCGGCGTCTTTTGTATTTGATAATGTTTCAATTGATCTTACGAGTGAGACATCGCCATACCTTCTATCTGGTGCAAACCTAAACCGGATCTCGTACACCTTTGGTGGCACATTAGCTGCCGATATGATCATATATATTCCTCCGACCATTCAGCAGTACTGGTTGTCAAATGAAACGCTTGGCGGATACTCGATAACGGTTATGGTCCAAGGCCAGACGGGTGTCATTATTGGTAATGGCGTTCGTGCTATTTGCTATTGTAACGGTACTGATCTGGTGGATGCTGATACTTCATCATTCTCCTTTCCAGTGAGTGTTTCGCAGGGTGGAACTGGCTCAACAAATCAAAGCGGCGCACGGATTAACCTTGGCGGTACATCAACTGGTATTGCACTTTTCACGTCGGCCTCGGCCTCGGCTGCACGCTCGACTCTCTCTGCAGCAGAGTCTGGCTCAAACAGTGACATTACGGCGCTGACTAACGGAGCAGGCATTCAAATAGGCGCACCCACACTTGGTGCGCGGGGCGCCGGTACTATCAACGCCACAGGTCTCTTCGTTAACGGCGTAAGCGTAGGCGCGGGATCTGGATCAGTTACGTCCGTCGGCTTTAGTACAGGTGCGACAGGTTTGTCAGTTACTACCAGCTCAAGCAATCCGATTACAAATTCAGGTACGTTTACTCTTGGCGGCACTCTTGACGTTGACAACGGCGGCACTGGCCAAACCACGTTCACCAACGGACAGTTACTCATTGGCAACAGCACTGGCAACACGCTCACTAAGGCGACGCTCACACAGGGTACAGGCATAACCATTACAAATGGTCCGGGTTCGATTACCATTGCATCTACCGCCACTGGTGGGACAGTCACGTCCGTCGGCCTTGGCGTAGGCACGACGGGATTAACAGTTACTTCTAGCACAACCAATCCAATTACAACTTCAGGTACGCTGACACTCGGCGGAACGCTTGCTGTCGCAAACGGCGGCACAGGAGCCACGACGCCTGCTGCCG